ATGGAACGAGTAACAAATTGGCTAATGATGCCAATGTAGTTTTTCGTATTCATAAAGAAGATCCGACCACAACTCGCTACCCTGATGAATATACATTTCTTACCGAGATGGACTCAGGTGGTTTCCCATCCGTTAAGATCATTGAGCCTACTGCGTTAGATTCAATAAATGTCTATGTGACCTACCGCAAAGATTTGCGGGGCGAAATAAACTCAGGATCAGCAACTACTGGCTATTATGGTGATGAAGCTGGGGACGAGCAAAATGTTCCAAACTTCTTTTTCGATTACCTAGCACATTCCGCATATGCAGGATTTTTGCGGGGGGATGGACAGACCGAGAAGGCTTTTGCAGAAGAGCAAAACGCTGAAGCTATGCTCGCCCAGGAGATTGATTTAGTACGAGAGCAAAGCCGTCAATACAGGAACGACATTTTGCAATACCGCGCACCATCACAATTCAGAAGGCACAATATACAAGCAGGTGGGCAACCTATTAGCCCAAGTGTCGCCAATGTTCAATAATGGCAAGAACCACAACATTTGACTCATTAAAGAAGCGCTTTCAAATGGCGGCTGGTTTGCCGTCTTTAACAAGCGTGGACGAGTTTTTCTTTAAGGAGTCTGTAAACGCCAGGGCACAAACTGCCTGGCATCGATGCAAGTGGCCCGAGCTTCAAAAGATTGTCGAAAAAAGCGTGGCGGCCACATCTAATCCAACGGCAGACAAAGCGGTACGAATCGACAATGATTTGGATGTAATTGATGTACAACAGGTATGGACCAAGAATCCATACACGGATCGGAACGCTATCTTGTTGGATTTCAAACTACTGGATGGGTATTTAATTCTGCCAGCGGATAGTTCTGTAGATTCTGTATTCATCGTAGGCACAGCAGTTCGCCCGACCTATGGCCCTGACAGTCCGGACGAGCAAAACATTCCTGACTTTTTAAGTAATTATATAACTGCTGGATGTCTATCAGACTTTCTTCGTGGAGATGGTCAAACAGAGGCCGCATCCAGGGAAGAAAACCGAGCCGAGGAATATTTATTTTTAGAAATAGATCGGGCAGAACGCCTTCAATCACAAAACAAAATCACCATCAACTCATACCCGAGCTACAGCTTTGGAGTATCAATTTTGTCAACCACTTAACCACTAAGAAAAATGGGTTTAGCTAGCGTAAACATACTCAATACGATGGGCGCAAATGGATGCGTCTATGTAAACGGAACCTCCGCAACCACCGGCAGTTTTATCGCCGCACAATTCACCGAGGATACAGTCATTGGTGCATTGACCGGCAAGCTGGACAACTCGGCAGATTTAATCTCTGACGGCACAACCTTTTCTGCTGGTCAGGTATTAAACCTTCCATTTACCAGCATTACATTAACCAGCGGAGCCGCCATTTTATACAAAGGTAGCGTCTAATGCCTAGCCTTGGATTCAGTCTAGGCTTAACTAGGCGGGTGCTGGACTCGGGGTTTGCCGCGCCCACACTAAGTTTAGCCGAAACGGGGGATACTGAAATTAGCTATACTATAGGCGAGATAATAGGGGCTAATCAGTACCGAGTAGAGAAAAGCACGGATGGGGTGACATACACATTACTCGCCAACCAATCCACTCATGGCACATATACCGATAGCGGATTAACTGAGGGGCAGACTTATTACTATCGCGTCAGAGCAGAAAATACAATTACTAGCAAGGTAAGTCCTTACAAAGTTGCGAGTCTATCTTTATTATTTGATTTCCTCTCCGCATCTTTGCAGAATGGCTCAACCGCAATAAATGCGAACAATACTCTTACTTTAACTGTTCAACCTGACTCTGATATATCCGCTAGTTCTTCGATCACTTTGACGGGACTTACAGGATCACAAACAGCAGACGGCTCACTAACTTTAAGCGGGGCGGGAGCATCTGTGTTTGGTAGTGCTGGTTCTTGGACACAGTCAACAGGTACACTTGTACTTACAGTAGATGCAGGTCAGACATTAAGCACAGGCTCAGATACTGTTATTACATTTAATCTTACCAATCCAGCTACCGTATCTAGTGGGGTAAGTGGAGTTACATTATCTTCTAGCGGATTCACGCAAGCAAGCATCAGCGGTACATTCTTAAATGCTGTTGATATATTCAATGTAACCACACGAAATACAGAAGCGAACATCTTAGCAAGCACACCTACCAATCCAAGCGGGGAAGTTAACATCGCATTCGGTACAGATACCTACGATTACTACATCTACGACGGTAGTGCTTGGTACATCTTCAACAACGATTCTTAATAGCCATGCCAACAACAATACCAACAACCACATCAACTGATCGCGCAAGCCTTTCACCGTCTGCAGGTGATGCTTACTTTGAAACAGACACGAAGAACTACATCATTTATGACGGCACAAATTGGCGAGGGTATAATAGTGATGGTATATCTTTATCTAACATAACTAATACATACTCTCTCGATTTAGACGGAACTAATGAGTATTTAACCGCAGGTAGTGAGACTTTATTTGACACTTCTTCTGCATTCAGTTTTTCAGGATGGGTCAAATTAGATACATACGCTAACAGCTTCCCCGTTATTTTTCAGGCTAAAACAGATTTAGGCACCGGTAAAGGTTTTGCTATTTTTTTAAATCAAAGTCTTGGTAATTATTACGGAGTTAGTTTCGGGGTTGGGGGATCCACTAGTGGATCAGGTACGCCTAGATTAACTACTAATAGTGCTACGGTGGCTTCAGATTTGGTGGGCAATTGGAGGCATATTTGTTTAACATTTGATGGGGTTGATATAAGTACAGGCGGTAACGGAGCTGCGGGCGTTCAAGACACTACATCGGGCTTTAAGTTATACATAAACAATTCTTTACAGACTTTATACACAGCTGGAAGTTTGGGTGCTTATAATAATAGTAACTTTTTGGGAGGTGGATTTGCTGGTGCAAGCTCATACTATTCAGACGGTCATATTGACGAGTTTTCTATTTACAATACCGAGCTATCTGCGAATCAAGTTTCAGAACTTTATAACGAAGGTGTCGCTGGTGTGGATGTAAATCCTTTGAATCCTGTAGGTTGGTGGAGAATGGGCGACGCTTCAGGTGATTCTTGGGATGGTACTAATTGGACAATAGATAATACAGCATCAGGTACTAATTCACTAGGTTCAAACGCTGATGCAACTTCAGCAAACATGGAACAAGTAGACAGGACTGCTGATGTAGCTTCCTAATTATGAAAACATATATAATAATTGACGCATCAGAAGTGGCTAATGTTGATTTCTCTCAAGTACAAGAAACATCTGCCGACACGCTTAGATACTCACTAGACGGTACACAAACATTCGTTAAGTACGAAGGTACACAACCATTCTTTCTGCTCGGCAAGACAGAGTACAATCACGAAGAGATACTAAACATCTTGAGCGGTCCTGAGTGGACGAGTGACGAACCTATCTGATGGCTCCTAAGCAGTCAGAGGGCTTATCGGAATCCTCATCTGCCCGTGTAAATGTACAATTCGCAATAAAGATTATTGTGGGTGTGGCAACCGCGGTGTGGTGCTGGTCTGAGCTTACAAACCGCATGGCGGCTATGGAACTACAGGTGAGTCGGGTATCGCACGAGTCTACGCTTCTTGGCGATCTATCTGCCCGCATGATGCACCTGGAGAAGTTTGCAGAACAAGCAAAAGATGATCTCGATCATTTGGTGGAGATGCAAGACGCTCCAATTACCTCTGACTTTCAGCAGTTTGAGCGATTAAAATACCTGGAGAAAGAAGTGGACCGCTTGCGGTTCAGACTAGATTGGTGAAATGGGCGAAATACTTCTTATGTTACTTACGGGGGGCGGTTCTACGGCTCTTGGAGCGATGCTCAAGGGTGGCTTCGGAATGCTATTTGAGAATCGCCGCCAAAAGCACGAGCTTGAGCTTGCACGAGAAAGTCGCGCAAATGAAAATTTTCTTAAACTCCAAGCTGAATTGGCTAAAGGAGGTAATAATGAGTTCCGGGATTTTTCTCGTAGAATTATCGCTTTTATGGGCATTGGTACTTTGTGTTTGTGCGTCCTGTTCTGCACCCTATTCCCATCGGCAGAGTTCCTCTCCATCACCAACGCACATGGCGAGGGCAGAACAGAATGGCTCTTCGGCCTCATTAGCTACCCAGCCAGCCAGGACCCCATCACGCTATCGAGTGGCCACCTCGCCTATATGGGCCACACCGCCCTTATGGGCATCCTCGGATTTTATTTTGGGCCTTCGCCCAGCAGACGATAAATGAACATGATCGACCGCGTTTCAGTAGC